GACGGTGCTCTGGGTTCCGCATATCTAGTTTTGAAAGATCAAATTTCTCACTTGATCTAGTGTCAGTGTTTCCGGTAGACCCTGCACCACTAGGTCCAGCAACTTTAAAGTAACTGTGTTCATTTAAGAACTCTTCAACCAATGTGCCTACTGATAAAGCATCACCTTTGTCATCAAATCTAGCATTGCCTTCATTGTCAACTACAGTAACAGTACCTTCATCTGTCATCTTGATGTTGTTTCTTAATAGTGTAGCTACATGAGCTGGGTTCACTGCCTTAGCATTTGAACTTGCACTAATAAGAGCGCCATCTACTTTGATCTTTTCTAATTCAGATCTAAGTTGGCCAACTTCTTTTGCACTTTGTTGTTTAGTTTTTTGCAAAACTTTATCAAACTCTTGCCTTTTTATAAGTTGCTCTTCCTCAATTTGTGTTTTTAAACTTTTTAATTCATTATACTCATTTAAATTCACATCTGCATACTTTTTAGTAGCCTGAGAAAGCCTTTTTTGAAGAATTCCATCAAGTTCATCTTGAGTAAAAGTCTTCTCCTTAACCTGGCTGTCATCACTACCAGCTTCTGTAGAGCCAGTGTCTACTTTGCTGTTTTCAACTATGGCGTTTTCAGTTTCCATATCAACATTTCTCCTTTGTTATTGTGGGTAACAAATACCTTATTCACTTTGTGTGAAATAACTTTGTATCTCTGGATGTAACTCCAGAATTTGTTCATTGCTCAAACCCTGATCCATCATTTCTCTAATATGAGAAACCATGTCTTGAGGACTCATCATAGGTGGATGTGTCATTTGCTCATCTACCATTGCCTGGGTTGACTCCTGAACTAACTGTTCTTGTATTGACATAGTAGATTGAATTTGATTCCTTACAGTTTCATCTTCAATCAACATATTAGCTATCATTTTTTGCATTTGTATTTTAAATTCATCATTTTGAACTGTATCAATTGCTTTTTTGTATAGCTCTAAGTCACTATGTTCATCTCTTATGTCAAATGTCTCAGCATATTCAATACTGAAATCTTGTGGTTGATCTATATTCATCCAAGTGAACCAAAGCTTCCAAATCTTTTGCTCTGTTTCATGTAATGCATGACTTATATCAACTAATTTTGTAGATAATAATTGTCTTTCTGTTTGTAAGGCTGTACCTGACATAGGACTGCCTCTCATAATTTGAACTGCACTTGTGTGAGTCATTCTATGAATACTTTGAACAATTTTATCAATACTTTTTAGTATTCCATCAATACTAGAACCTGCTGGTTGTAACAAATAAGGTTTCAACCCTGGTTCCATATCTTCTTGTACTGTAATAATTGAACCTGCACCAGCACTTGCTTGTGTGCTAGGTGTTTTAACTAAACTAGGGTGTCCACTAATTCTAATATTTTGTTCTAGTTCACTTAATAAATTATAAATGTATTTTTGATTGTAAGCTGTATCATTAACTAAACTAAATCCAATACCATGTGTTGGACTTGGTAGTGGTGCATAGTTTATAAATGGTATCATGCCCAATGGATTTACATATTCTAATTGTTCTGTAACATCACCATAATCACCATGCTCATCTTTTACAACTGTGTATTTGTAAATTTGATCTTTTGACCATTCAGCAATTTGTATCATATGTTTATCTTCAAACTCAATTACTTTGATGTAGTCAAGTTCCATCTTGCCTGATACTGCTCTTCTATAATGCCAATCTAGTACATTCTGTGGTGTATAAGCGGCACAGTATGCCTTTATACCCATTGCTTCTTGTTCTGCTTGTGTTGTTACTGCATAATCTGGTTTATCTACTAATATCCACATATTTCCTAGCACCATTGCCATGTCATTTACTTGTTTCATAAATGTATCAAAGCTAGTGCCATTGTTATCAATATCATGAACAAAGTTCATAACTTGTGGATTCATTACTAGATTGCCTAGTGTTCTTTTTGGTAAGTTTCTAAATAAAAAACTACCATATATATCTACTGTGGTTTTTACATGATTATCTAAAGGTGTTGCCATGATTCTTTTTGCATAACTATCACCTGGTGTGTTTTGTTCACCCAAATATTTGATTAGATATTCACCAGCTTGGTAAAGCTCACCACCAATATAACTTCTGTAAAAGAAATCAGCTTCTCTTGCATGGTTGTTATAAGCTGGGTGTGTTGTTAATAAATCTTCAGATTTCATTTCTAGTCCTTTAGGTAATTATAATGTATTTATCTTCAATATCTCTATCTTTAAAGATATGCTTAATAATGGGCAAACAACTCTGGTCCTGTGTCCATTCTTTGCTGTGGTCTCTTAATTGGCATATTACCCCATACCAAATAACCCGTAGCATCTGGAAGGTGATCAACTCCTGATGTTTTATCAGGTTGTCTAGTTCCTTCTTTGTATATCTGCTTGTTCAAACATCTTATAAGACCCTTACACTTTGAACTTACTGTTAGCCTAGTTTCACCTACTTTGTTATAGAAAGCTGTATTCACACTAGCTATCCTGTCTATAACAGGTGGATTAACTCTAGCTGTTTTCACTGCAAAGTTATACTGTCTTAAGATATTATGGTCAGTGTTCATAGCATTTGTTTTACTACTAGCACCTGAGGCATCTGGATATGCAATTATCCTGTTTTCAGGATATCTTCTGCTTATCTCATCACACAATTCATATGTATTAGAGTTTCTTATTTCAAACTCATCAAATATATGCATTGTTAGCCCATCCCAATTTGCCACTACAGCACTCATTGGTTGAGTATTAAAGTCTATTCCTACATGAAGCACATCTCTTTTATCAAGCTGTGGTTCTAAATCTTTAACATTTCTATCAATGTCAAATGCATAATAAACTAGACCACTAAAGTTAACAAAACTTGCCAGAAACTCTTGTTCATAACTTCTAGGATCCATTTCTACTTTGGCGGCTTCTATTTCTTGTTCTGTAACATTGCCACCCTCTAATGTTGTAAACTGATATCCAACCCAACCATCATGTGCATTGGCACCAGCCCATAAATCATAAAACCAATTAAAGCCTTTTGGTGTACTAATAAACATTGCATGACCTTGTCTGTCTGCTAGTGCTGGTCTTAAAACTTCTGCCCAACATTTAACATCAATATCACTGCACTCATCCATTACCAAATAGTCTATACTAATACCTCTTAAACTTTCATAGTTATCAGCACTTCTTAAATAGATCTTTGTTCCATTCTTAAGAGTTACTGTTAACTCTGTGGTGTTAATCTTTTTGATCCATTTTACCTCAGTTAATCTTTTTATAAGATCATCCCAGATAATAGTTTTAGCTTGTCTAAAAGTTGGTGCAACATAATACACTTTCATATTAGCCTTACTTGCAAATCTGCACATCTCTCTAATACTAAGGTAACTTTTACCCCATCTTCTACCAGCACAAACTACTTTGAATCTACTGTCATCTTCAGCCACCATCTTTTGTGTGTGGGTTAGCGGCATATTATAGTTCTCCTGCTTTTTTCATCCTTGCTATTTTATCTTCAGCCCAACCTACTGCACTAGGACCGCCCCATCCAAGATATGCATAGTAGCCTTTGCCTTTGGCTCCGCCTCTTTTGCCAACATATCTTTCATAGTTTCTTTTTGACCTAGTTAAAAAAGCTAACATTCTTACAATGATATCAGGACTTAAGAGTTCACCTCTAGCTATTTGGCCTGCTCTTACTCTTCCTGTTCTAGTGCCCCATCTTTGACTGGGTGTTGCACTTTCATTGTAGTCAATTGCTCTTTGAGCATCTGCCTGCATCATTTTATTTGGTCTAAATGGCATTATTCTTTTTCTAATAATAATTGAAAGTCTGCCGCTACTGCTACATTACCACCACTTAAACTTTTAGCTCTAAATTCAACAATACCACCACCTGGAACCTGAAAAGGATTTGGTAGGTTGTAAGTTACAGGAGCACCGCCACCTGTAATTGTTGTAAGCACTTGTTTAAATGCTGTTGTTGCATCTGGTGCTTTGTTAATCCAAACACTTACTTGTGCCGCACCTGTTGATGTTGTAACAAAACTAGTCATGTAACCAAAGTGTGATAGTGGAACTGCAAAACTTGCACTCTGTTGTTGTCCTTCAAGAGCCGCAATCTCATACAATACTGTATCTGCCGCATTGTTCTTAACTGAGATAACACCTTCATTGAAGTTACTACCTGAACCTACTTTGTTTACAAATAAATTGTTAACATGACGGTAACTGAGTGTTGTAGTTACTACACCTGTTCCATTTAGGTTAACATTTTCTTCTGCTATATTACCTGAGCCATCAACACCTCTGATCTTAACTCTTCTTGCATGGCCTGAACCACTGTTGGTATCATTGGCTGAGCTTGATACAATCTTTAATTGTTCTGCACTTTGTAATATATTTCTAATACCACCTTGTGTACATACTGTTTCTAATGTTGCACCAACCACTGGGTTGATACCACTTGTTCCTTTTAACTCAATACCTGGAATCCTGTTAGCCGCCAAAGCCAAACCATTTGGTAGAGTTGTAACTTTTTGTCCTATTGATAAAGTCATAGTTTTTACCTCTCTTCTTTTTGTTTGTGGCAATCACAGCCACCCTTATTAGATGTTTTAGTAACACCTTTGGCTTTACTGTTTACATAAAGCCCAAACCAGGCCGCACCTGCTCCAACAATAACACTTACAAAACCTGCTTGTGCATTGTTTGGGTCTGATAAATTCATAAACCATTGTGTTGTTTGATAAAATACAATCATATAAACAAGGATAAGTGCTCTAGGCACTATTCTCCATGCATCTAAATGTTGTGGTTCTAATTTTTTCATTTTTTACCTGTTCCTTGCCCTTGTTAATGTTTCTAAGTCTTGTTGTATCAAGACTGGTATTGGTGTTGAATGTCCACCATATACTGGATGACTATAAAGCCATTCTTCATGGGTTCTTGTAACATTCAACCTATCATGTATATTACACAATGTTCTGCCTGAGGCATTTTTGTGTATCCACATTCTAGCAACATATTCTCCCAAAGGTTTTATATGTTGTGTGCCAGTCCATGTTTGTATATCTATCTTTTGTTTCTTCCAATAGCTTTTACTCCAAGGACAAACACTTACAATTGAAGCAAAGTATTCACTCCAATCAATACTATTTTCTTTTGCCGCCTCTTTTGCCACCTTTTTTCTTTTTCTTAGCCATTATAATAGTCCCCCTGCGGCTCCTATTGCTGTTGAGGCTACCAATAGTCCCAACACCCACCAAAGCCTTGCATCCATTTTCTCAATCTTTTGAGATTGCTTGTCCATATCTTTTTCAATATGTGCCAAATGGTTATTCTTAATTACTTTTAAATCAGTTCTGATTTCTTTTATGTCTTGAGTATTCTGTTCTGTTTGTGTAGTTTTCTTAGTCATTAGTCTTTCCAAGGTAGTGGTAGATCTTCTTCACCTGTGCTTGGATCATCTTTCTGACCAAGGATGTTTTTACCTAACCAAATTAACATAACAGGATTACCCTCTAGAGCTTTGTTATATTGTGCTTTTCTTAATCTCATTTTGCCTGCACTATAACCTCTTTCAAGTAATGTGCTGACTCTGTTTCTCAATGTATTTTCTGTAACACCCACAATGTAGGCTATTTCTTTTAGAGTACAATGACACTCTGCAAGTTTGTAAATAAGTTCTGGATCAATATCAACTTTCTTTCTACCTCTGGTTTCTGTTTTATCATCAGGTGTAAATTCTGCTTGTTGTTGAGCCGCTTCTGTCATTTGTTCATTAAGTTCTTGTTTTTGTTTAAATTTACTCAGGTCTGTATCTATGCCTATAATTTGTGCCTCTGTTTTGCCATTTTTATCTTCTTCACTTGCTAGTTTTATTGTATCTGTCATTTCTAACTCCTATTAGCTCCTTGCTGTTGTTTGTGGTATGTGCATATACTTCCAGTTACTACCATCATAAAAGACCATAGCTTTACCAGTTGATACATCACTACTGTTTAATCCTGTTGCATATGCTATTGCACCTGCACCTATTCCTGTTGTGGGTAAACTTCCTACTGCATATGTAGGTAGTTCAAAAGGAACATTGATTGCACCTCTTTTAGGACTTACATCTATCTGTCCATTTACTGCACCACTTGCACTATTATCAATAGCAATAAGTTTCATCTTGTTGCTGGTTGTGTCTGCACTTGTAAATTCAGCATTGAATCTACCTGCTTGTTTATCTATTGCATCATCTATAAAACCAAATGTTATACTTTGTTGTCTTGTATTACTACCAATAGTAATACCACTGTAATCACTGTTACATTGAATAGCATTGTGTAAGGTTTCTGATAGATCACTGCTCATGTCATTTGAGATAAACATAGTATGATTGTCTGCAGGTATTCCTGTAACATCTGTTCTACCATTTAGTTTAACTTTACCTGTTCCATTTGGTTCTAATTCAATATCACCATTTGAAAGACTTATAATCTTTTTAGCATTTATATCTAAATTACCGCCAAGCTGTGGTGTTGTATCTTCTACAAGATTTAACATAACAGTTCCAGTTGCATCTGGTAATGTTATAGTCCTGCTGGCTGTAGGATCTACAACATATAAACTTGTAAAGAAGTTTGCACTATCTCCACCCAATGCTACTACATTACCAGCACCCATAAACAATCCATTTCTACCCATGGTCATTACTATTTCATCTGATCCATTGTTTATAACATTAAAGTTTACAAGTCCTCTTTCACTGCCACTGTTTGTTCTACCAATACGCCCACTAATACTTGCATATTGATCTAAATTACCTGCCGCATCATTGCCTAAAAACTGTATACTACCTAATAAATCATCTGTGGCTGGACTTGCACTTGTTCTTTCTAATCTCATGGTTGGTCCTACACCTGCACCATCATCTGCTTTTTGTAATTTTAATAATCCACTATCTGATTCATCAATC